TTTCAATATTATTATTTAGATTTAAAAAAAGAGTGGAATGGACTGTTTGTTTGTCCTGAATGCTACGAACCTAAACACCCGCAACTAGACCCTCCATATTCAAAACCCGATCCTGAAGCGTTACAGAATCCTAGACCAGATAGACTAGAACCAACAATTGTTTTTGTTGGGGCACCAGCAGACTCCCCTTTTGAGTCTAATGGAATGCAGCCAGCGACACAAATCAGAGAGTTGATTATAGGTTCAAGGCTTGGTACAGTGACAGTGGTGATATCATGAATTATTCTGAATTATTAGACAACGTAAGAAATTATACAGAGGTTACATCTGATGTTTTAACAAACACAGTTATAAATGTTTTCATTACAAATACTGAAAACAAAGTTTCAAGAGAGGTTGATAGCGATGATCAGAGAAGATATGCAACAACTGCTTTTGAAGCAAACAACGCTTTTTTAGATGTCAGTGGTCCTGAGGGAGGATTTAAATTTGCTAGAGGATTACAGTTAGTTGAAACTGACGGAACTAGAACTTGGTTACAACAAAGAGATACAACTTTTATAGATGAGTACATTCCAGAGAGATCTACCACAGATACTAATTTTACAGGAAAGCCAAAGTATTGGGCGAATTGGGATGCAACACAATTGGTGGTGGCTCCTACTCCAAACGCAGCCTACACAGTAGAAATGTGGTACAATGAAACTCCACAAAGATTAGGTAATGGTTCTGGCACCACGACAACCACAACATTTTTATCCAACAATGCTTCAGAGGTATTGTTGTATGGAACGCTATCTGAAGCATTTTCATACTTGAAAAATGACAAAGATATGCAATTATACACACAGAAGTTCCAACAAGCTCTTCAGCTTTTTGCACAAGAGCAGATGGGACGTAAACGTAGGGATGAGTACAGTGATGGTGTATTACGACTCCCCCTAAGATCAGTAGACCCAGGAGGTAGTTAAAAATGGCAATAAACCAAGCAGTCTGTGCTTCCTTTAAACAGGAGTTATTGGCAGGGGATCACGATATTGATAATGATACAATCAATCTTGCTCTGTACACAAGCTCTGCAACATTAAACGGAAACACTACAGCGTTTTCAGCAACAAACGAAGTTGGAAACTCAGGAACATATACTAGCGGTGGAGCAACTTTAACAAGTGCAACCATTGGCTTAACCAAAACAAGCGCAACAGCATCAACAGCATTTGTTGACTTTGCAAACGTAAGTTTTACTTCAGCAACAATTTCTGCTCAAGCAGCTTTGATCTATAATAGATCATCATCAAATACAAATGCAGCTATTGCAGTTTTAGATTTTGGTAGTGTAAAGACATCAACAAACGGTACATTCACAATCGCATTCCCAACTAACGATGCTTCAAGTGCTATATTAAGATTATCTTAATATAGGAGGTCATTACCATGGCAGATGCTTGGAATGAGGGCACGTGGGGACAAGGCTTTTGGGGTCAACAGAGTTCTGTCACTGTAACCCTTACAGGTGTTTCGTCAACAACAGCGTTAGGTACAGCGTCAGCGACTGCTGATGTTTCTGTACCGCCTTCTCCAGTTACACTTACATCCACTTTAGGAACTCCTACTGCCGAACCTGAACATGTAATATCACCAACGGGTGTTTCGTTTGAAACACAATTATCTGGTGCATTAGCCATTGAAGAGGGGGCAGGAGTTGTTTTAGGTAGTTTAACAGTTTCTTTTGCGGTAGGCGATGAGTCAGGATCAGGAACTGTAGATGCAGGATGGGGTAGAGGATCGTGGGGATCTTTTGCTTGGAACGAGAATATAGAATTTATCACTAATGTAAGTGGACTTTCAATGTCCACATCTTTAGGAACAACAACTCAATCAGTCGGAACAGGTGTTATAGTTTCTGCAACTGGTCTATCAATGACCTCAGCAGCAGGAACATTAGAAGTTTCAGAGGCAACTGCTCTAGTAAACCCAACAGCACTTACAATAGGTGCAGCATTATCTGGAGTAACAGTTTCAGGAGAAGGTAGTGTTGGAGTAATAGCTCCTTCAGATCAATTAGATTTTAATATTGGCGCAGTCACTATTGATATTTTCACACAGGTAGATCCTGTGGGTGTTTCTGCTACCACATCACTTGGAACTGCTGTGGCTGAGGCCGATGCAGTTGTAACTCTTGGTAGTTTATCAAGTAGCTTTGCTTTAGGCACAGAAACAGTAGAAACAGGCACAGGTGTAATAGTAAGTGTTTCAACGGTGGCATTAACTTTTGCTGAAGGCACAGAAACAGTGACAGGTGGAGCAGTGGTTGATATTACAGGATTAAGTATGGCAACTGCTTTAGGCGATCCATTTAGCACCCCTTGGGCTAATGTGGTTACAGGGGCAAGTAATACTTGGACAGAGGTAAACGCAGCATAAAAAGTGTTGCTTGGACAATAAAAAAAGATATATTTTAGAGAGGTATAAACATGGCAAGTACATTTACATCTAGATTCAAACTCGAAAAAATGGAAACTGGCGCAAACGCCAATACCTGGGGTTCAAGAACTAACAATAACTTAGACGTGGTTGACGCTTTTGGTGGAGGATACCTATCAAAATCTGTTGCTGGTTCAGCAGATATTACACTCACTACAGCCGACGCCGACCCAAGCACTGAGTCCGCTAATAAAGTTATTGAGTTAACTGGTGCACTTACAGGTGATATCAAAGTATTAGTGCCTGCTGTTGAAGGTGAATATGTTTTCTTCAATAATACAACAGGTTCACAGACTTTAACTATCGCTGCTACAGGTCATACAGCAAACGGTATTGAGATAGCACAAGGGGCATACTCACATGTTTATAATGACGGTTCTGCTAATTTTAAAATGTTTAATGCAGTTGACAAATTAGGTGCAACAACTTTTAAAGGAGATGTAACAGGCGGGGGCGGCAACATTATTTTAAGAACCAATGGTGCAGTATCTGCTACAACTTACACAGGTGATGGATCGAACTTAACAGGCGTTGACCCTTTTCCTTCAGGGACTAAACAAGTTTTCTTTCAGGCCTCTGCACCGACAGGTTGGACTCAGGACACAGCTACAGAATTAGCCAATGCGGCCATGCGTGTTGTAGTTGGAACCGGCGGAGGTACAGGTGGTAGTGATACTTTCCAAACAACATTTGGTAGTTCAAGAACAACAGAGTCAAAAAGTTTAACTGTTTCAGGATCAGTGAGTGGAACAGTGGGAGGCCACACTTTATCAACTCCTGAATTAGCATCACACAGTCATCCAGTTCAAGCGAACGTTTCTCCCGGTAACCAAGGCGCTCCATATGATTTTAGATTCTGTGGTCCTGGTAACCAAGCGAATAGAGTTGATTTTAACACAAACAATGCTGGTGGTGGTGGTAGTCATACTCACCCATTCAGCGGAACCCTTACTTCTGCGACTACAGGAAGCTCTAGCTTTTCAATACCAGGCATGGATCTCAAATTCGCTAACGTAATTATCGCAGCTAAAGATTAATGCCAATATTCGACCCAGATGGTCAGTGCCCTCTTCTTAAAAAGAAGTGCATAAAACATAGATGTGTTTGGTACAACATGCTGCAAGGTAAACATCCTCAAACAGGATTAGATGTTCAAGAGTGGGGCTGTTCCATAGCGTGGATCCCTTTATTATTAGTCGAAAATTCACAACAAATTATGAAGACAAGTGCAGCTACAGAATCATTTAGAAATGAAATGGTAAGATCAAACAGTGTTATGACCAAAGTATTAGCTCACAGTGGAGATGCACAAAAAGCTATGGGAGTGGCTAGTTCCATATTTGAAATGATCGGACAACATCAAGAGGCTATAGATCAACAAGACCCCTCAAAAGAGGATAAAACTATTTTACAACTAAGTAATAATAAGGTAAAAGTAAATAAGAAGCCCAAAAAGGCTACAACTAAAAAGGTGAAAAAAAATGGCAACAACCGTAAACAACACAACAGTTCAAAGTAGAATCACAATAATTTTTGATGCTGGTGGATCTTTAACAGGAGATGGCCCAGCTAAAGGCACTGGAAATACTGAGTCAGATGTATACTTAGATGACAATATTCAACTAAATATAAGATCTCACACAGAAATTGATAGCAGCATTCATGCTTTGCAGTGGGATGCTACAACGAACACAGGCACGATTGAGTTTACTGACACAAGAGATAATGAGTCTATTTCTTCTTTCCCTCAATGGGCCACAAATGTTGTTATAAGAGCAGAAGCTCAAAATACTTGGTCGTCCACATATAACTCAACCTATAGTGCTCATTCAGATGCGGGAGCAGAGGATGATTCAGCAGCAGTAACAGCTGCAACTACAGCCGCCGACACAGCGAGAACAGATTATCTTGCTGCACACAGTATTACTTACTAAGTAATTTTGTGTATAAATAAAAAATGAAAGAATACATATTAGAAATTAAGAAACTAATACCCCAAACTTTTTGTAAAAAAATTATCTCTTATTTTGATAATGATTATGAAGATGCAAGAACCGTGGGAGGTGTGGACAAAGATACAAGAAATTGTCTATCGAGAAGTATTTTAGACACCAAAACATTTGGTGAGGTAATTTGTTTAAACGCAGTAAAAGAAAAGATACATGATTGTGTAAATCACTATAAAAAAGAACACTCACTCGATATAGAAAAAATATCTCAATTAGATATTCTAAAATATGAAAAAAATAATCATCAAGCAGGTTATAAATTTCACATGGATTTTGGTCCCACGGTCACAGAAAGACACTTGTCTATTTCTATTTGTTTAAATAATGAGTATGAAGGCGGAGAGTTTGTTTTTGACTTGCCCTCTGGACATCATGCGGTTCCACAAAATGTAGGTGATGCGGTTGTTTTTCCGTCTAATTTTATGTTCCCTCATCAAGTTAATAAAATTACAAAAGGCACACGATACGCTTTAATAGGGTGGGTGGTGTAGTGGAGCCGATTTTTATTAAAGAATTTCTACCTAAGCAAATTTTAAATTTAACTTGTTCGTATTCGATTATAAAATTTTCTAATCAAAAAAAATTTAATTATGACGAACAGACAGACTCTTTAGTGAGGGAGCATGGTGATTATTTAATGGAAACATTGATGGATATGAGCACCTCAGTCGTGGAGCAAAATGTTGGCAAAAAATTATGGCCAACCTATTCTTATTTTAGAATTTACGATAAAGGTTCAGATTTAAAAATACACACAGATAGAGAGTCTTGTGAGTATACCGTAGCATTGTGTTTAGGAGCTGATCCTATAGATACTCCCTATGAAATATTTATTGGAGAGAAAGACGAAAATTCAGATTACAAATATTATGATTCAGAAGGCAACTTTAATAGATATAGAATAGATTATAAATTTCCCATGGTTCCTAATAACGCTATCATATTCAAAGGAATGGATAAAATTCATTGGAGAGAAATATGCACTCACGATCATTTTATAACTGTGTTTTTACATTATGTAGATCAAGAGGGGGAATATAAAGAATACAAGTATGATAAAAGAAAAATGTTAGGAGCATGAAAGAAGACCTCTATGTTTTAGACGGAGGGATTGGTAAAAATATTTGTTTTACAAGTTGTTTAAGTGAATTAAATAATATCACTATTATGTCCTCGTGGCCTAAAGTTTTTACTAATCACCCAAACGTAAATTTTGCTTATGATTATGATTTATACCCTTGGAAAGATAATACTGTATTTTTAAATAAATTTAATAATGTGCACATCATAGATGCATATAATTCATTTTTTTTTAAAAATAAAATTCATCTAGTAAACAGTTTCAGAAGCCTTTTAGGTTTAGAAATGATAGATAGTTTATACAGTGAAATATATTTTACGGATGAGGAGGATAAAAATATGCAACCCTTATTACATCAATTACAAAATTTTGTAATGGTGCAATTTATTGGGGGGGATGAATCGTATTTACAAACAGATTTTATCGGATCAAGATCTCTTAATAAAAAACAATCACAAGAAATAATAAACATTTTAAACTTTGATTTAAAATTAAATGTCCTTAATGTTTTTTCTTTGAAAGATTTTTTTGAAAATACTTGTAAAATAGATATTAATTTAAACTATATCAATTATGCTTATCTTATAAAACACGCTAAAGGGTTTATTGGAATTGATAGTTCACTTAATCACATGTCCTCAAACAAGTTTTGTCAAACTGAAGGAGTGGTTCTTTGGAACGATGATAATGTAAAAGAAAGATTTTGTTATGATAAAAACATAAATCTCACGACAAATACACCAAAAATAATGAGATTTGATGTAAACACAGTTATTGATAATTTTAAAAAAGTAATAAATAAAAAGCAGTAGTGTTAAAATTAAATAAACACATAGATTTTTACTCACAGTATAAAGGTATAATCCCAGATCCACAGCCTGCTATTTCAAATGTTCCAAGTGCTTACAAGAAAATGAAAGTTTTTCAAAGTGAAAGTTTTTTTTCAAAAACGGTAAAAAAATGTATTCCTTTTTTAGATGCTCTTACTTGTGGGTATATTATACCTTTTCCAATGGATCAGGTTTACAGGTATGATAAAGAAAATACTAGAGCTATTTTTGAAACAAACCCACACTTACCGTCTGATTTTAGAGAAAGCCTAGGAGTAAGTTTTCATGAAAATTTTGAAGTTTCAGAAGATTTAAGGCACAACAAAAGAACAGTTGAGGCCATATTTAAATTCATTAATCCTTGGGTTATAAAAACTCCACCAGGCTATAGTTGTATTTTCACACAACCCTTTAACAGAAATTTACCTTTTAAAATTATTGATGGAGTTGTAGATACTGACACATATACACAGAATATTCATTTTCCTTTTTACTGGACAAATCCACATACAGAAAGAGTTATATTAGAAAGTGGGTCACCCATGGTTCTTGTAATTCCTTTTAAAAGAGATAGTTGGAGAATGAGATCTCATCTTGAAACACCAAAAGATATGGATGAGAAAAATAAAAAAAGAATAATATTTAATTTAAAAATTGTAGACATGTACAAAAAAAGTTCTTGGAAAAAAAAGAGTTTTCGATAATGAAAAAAACAATACCCTTACTCACATTTGGTTTTATAGATTGGATAGAAGAGCAGGACACTAAAGAAAAAATTATTATTGAATTTGGCTCAGGCGATTCTACAATATATTTCAGTAATAAATTTAAAAAGGTTATTACTTATGAAGATGAGGTTGAATGGATAAACTTGATAAAATCTAAAGGTATAGATAACGTTGTTGTAAATTACCTAGACTATAATTTTTATAAAAAAGAACCTAATTATTTCACGGAAGCTGATTTTATTTTAATTGACAATAATCCTCGTAACAAAAATTTAAGACTTTATGTGGCACAAAATTTAATAGAAAAAATCAACTATCAAAATATTTTAATTTTAGATAATAGTAATTGGAACTCCGATTGTTATTTTTATTTAAGAACAAAGTACAAATCTTTCAAAGATTTTATAGGTTTGAATTATAAATCAGAAACCACAGTAACAAGTGTTTTCTATGATAGGGCGCAATAGTTTTGAGAATTTCTTTAATACAATCTTCTCATAATGCAATAGGGAGTGTTTATATACTTCATGATTATTTGTATAATAAAAACTATTTAAATAGACTAAAAGAATTAGTTAATAAAGCTATCGAAGAGGAGCCCATTGATAAATTAGTTAATGTTCACGCTAAAACAACAAACTGGGATAAACTATTAAAAGTTGAAGAAATGAAAAATTTTCATACTAGGATTTTAGATACCCTAATAAATATTTATACTCTTCGAACTCCTACACCTAACACTCACTTAAAATATTTTTTAAATTCCTCTTGGGGCATGAAACACAAAAAAGGCGACTATACAATAGAGCATCACCACGCTCCTGTTGCTTGGTCAGGTGCATTTTATTTTGAGGTTCCTAGCGATACCTTTATGACTTTCCCTGATTTTAATCAATCTTTACAAATAAAAGAGAACATGTTAATTTTTTTTCCAGGTATAACAAAACACAGTGTTTCAACACATACGAGCGATAAAGAAAGAATTTCTATGGCATTTAATATTGATTGGCATAATTAGAATATACGAGGAGAGAAATAATGATTAAACCAGAAGAATTAAAAGATAAAAATATTAAACTATTTTTAGGCATGCCTATGTACGGTGGACTTTTAACAGAGCCAACAATGCATGGTTTATTGCAATTACAAAGTTGGTCATCGCACGCAGGAGTTAATTTAAGGTTTCAATCTATGGGAAATGAAAGTTTAATAACAAGGGCAAGAAATACTATGGTTTCTATGATGATGGATCAAACTGATTACGTTGCAACACACTTATTATTTATAGACGCAGATATAGGATTTGAATGGCAGAACATTGAAAGACTTATATGTGCTGACAAAGACGTGGCCTGTGGTATTTACCCAAGGAAACATTTACACTTAGAGAGAGTAAAAGGTATTTTAGAGAAAGAGCCAGACATATCTCCTGAAGACTTAGAGGCAAAATGTTTAGGGTACAATGTTAACTTAGATAATCCTGATAATCTGAAGGGAGAAAATGGATTTTTTAGAGTTAGTGAAGCTGCTACAGGAATGATGCTTGTTAAACGTGAAGTTTTTAGAAAAATGTTTAAAAAATTTCCAGAAAGAAAGTATGAAACAGATCAGATAATCTCAGGCAAGTATTATAGATCAGATAATTGTTATGACTTATTTGCTGTTGGCCCCTATGAAACTGTTGGACAAAAAAGATATTTGTCCGAAGATTATTATTTTTCAAGATTGTGGCAAGAGTGTGGTGGAGAGATTTGGGCTGATTTTGCCATGCCTCTTACTCACTATGGTAATAGAGCATATCAAGGGGATGTTTCATCCTTATTGGCTAAAAAATAATGGAGTTAATGACTTTTTATAGATTTTTAGTATATTATTCTCATGCCCCTAGTAAATTTTAGACCAGCACCTGGTATAAACAAAGAAGTTACCGACTATACAGGACAAGGAAAATGGACTGATGGAGATATGGTGCGCTTTTTTCAGGGTTCAGCACAAAAGATTAAAGGATGGCAAAGATTTATAACCACCACTTTAGTTGGTGTTGCTAGAGATATGCATGCTTGGGTGGCTCTTGATGGCACCAGATACAATGCTATAGGGACAGATAGAAAATTATATCTTTATGCAGAGGGGGTTGCGTATGATATCACTCCTCTTAGAAAAACAACATCCTCTTTATCTAATCCTTTTACAACTAATGCAACCACATCAGTAGTGGTCACAGACACATCTCATGGCGCTGTCCAAGGAGATTTTGTGACCTTTGATTCTTTCTCCACCATAGATGGCTTAGATATGAACAAGGAGTTTGAGATAACATCTGTTGCAAATAATAACGCTTATATAGTAACGACAACGGCTGCTGCATCAGGATCCACGTCAGGTGGAGGCGGAACAGGTAATGCAAAATATCAAATTAACATTGGTCCAGAATTATCAACTCCAGCTTTTGGTTGGGGAACGGACACTTGGGGTTCAGGAACATGGGGAACTGCTTCGAGTAGTTCTAATGTAACCTTAGAGGCAAGACAATGGTCTCTTGATAACTTTGGACAACTATTAATTGCAACTGTGTTAAATGGTGGTGCTTTTGAATGGAATCCTAATAGTGGAGTAACAACTAGAGCTACTGCAATAACTAACGCACCAACTAAATCAAGATTAGGTTTAGTATCTACTCCAGATAGACATGTTTTGTTCATGGGCACACAACCTGAAATCGGCGGTACTAATGCTCAAGATGATTTGTTAATAAGATTTTCTAATCAAGAAGATAGAAACACATACCAACCAACGGCAGAGAATACTGCTGGCTCACTGCGTATTGCCGACGGATCACGGATCGTGGCGGCTGAAAGATCAAGAGGACAGATACTTGTTTGGACAGATACTTCTTTACACAGTTTACAATTTATAGGGCCACCATTTACTTTTGGTCTAAGACAACTAGGTCAAAACTGTGGGATTATAGGAAGTCATGCGGGTGTTGATATTAACGGTGTAAGTTATTGGATGTCTCAAGATTCCTTTTTCTTATTTGATGGTTCAGTTAAAAAATTACCTTGTACTGTAGAACAATTTATTTTTAACAATATTAATATAACAGGATCAGAGAATGCTTTTGCTGGTCACAATGGTGAGTTTAATGAGATTATGTGGTTTTACCCTAGAACAGGTTCAGATCAAATAAATGCAATAGTTGCTTACAATTATTTAGAGGGCACTTGGTGGACTGGCACTCTATCTAGAACTACTTGGATTGATAGAGAAGTGTATGATAATCCGATAGCAACAGAATACAATGCAACAGCGACTGCAAACAATGAAGTCATAAGTGGACTTACAGATGGAGCGTCTTCAGTTTTCTTACATGAGATCGGTAACAATGGTGACGGTCAGGCTATTACTGCCTTTGTTAAATCTGGTGTAGTGCAGATAGGAGAGGGTAATGAGTTTTCTTTTGTTTCTAAACTAATACCTGATATTGAAGATCAGGAGGGTACATTAAATGCTAAATTAGAATTTAAAAATTATCCTAATAATAGCACCGCAGTTACTAAAACAGTTTCTTTTCAAGACAACACAGATTTTGTTAGTCTTCGTGGTAGAGGTAGAGAGTTTACAGTAAATGTGGTTTCTAACACGACTGGCACTGCATGGAGACTAGGCACACAAAGATTTGACATACAACCTGATGGTAGAAGATAATGGCTAAATTAACATTACAAAGATTTCCAGATGCTAGAGAAGAGTACGATGCTCAACAACAAGCAGAGTTAATAAGAGTTTTAGAAGCAATAATTCAACAACTCAATAGTTCTTATACTCAAGATACACAAGAAGAATCTACTAGAAGGAGCTGGTTTTTTTCCAATGGCTGATGTATTTAAAAGATTTATAACTAATGTAACAACAACAGATTTAACAACAGTGTTTACGGTGCCAACAGCTAACGTGGCGGCAACACCACCAACACCTGTTTCAACATTCATAGTAAAAACTATTAATGTTCATAACTACGATGGGTCAGCAGCCGTGACTGTAAATGTTGACCACAATAATGGAAGTGCAGATTTTCAAATATTTCAAGTTGATGTTTCTGCATCCAACACCAACACAATAAGCACTAGCATGGTCTATCAAGAGGGTGATGCTATGAAAGTACAAGCAAATGCTGCCTCAAGAGCCATGGTTGAGGTTTCAGTATTGGAGGTAAAACAACAACAATAATGTATTTAATATCAACTGTCCCACAAGACATCACAGATAAACTGAATGAAGTTATAAAAGGCAAAAATTTACAACCTGCTAACATGGATTTAGCGGGCAATATTAAAAATGAATTTTTAATACCAGAGGGTAAAGAACATGTTTACCCTTTAATCTTTGCTTTAATTGATAAACATAAAGAACAGTACCCACAACACTTTAAAAAAATAACTGGGTATACAGGTAAAAAGGAGATAAGTCTTCAACTACATTCTTTGTGGGTAAACTTTCAAAAAAAATATGAATTTAATCCAATACACGTGCACGAAGGATTATTTAGTTTTGTTTTTTGGCATAAGATTCCTTACAAAATAGAAAACGAGATAGCTAGATATCCTAATATGAAACCAGACCAAGTAAAAGCGGGTCATTTTGCTTTTTTACAAATAGGTGAAATGGGCAGAATACAGTCTATAGATTTACCTGTGGACAATAGTTGGGAGGGTAAAATAGCTCTTTTCCCCGCAGACTTAAATCACACGGTATATCCTTTTTTTACATCAGATGATGTAAGAATTACTATTTCTGGTAATGTAGGTTTCCCTTCATAAATCTATTGATTTAGTATCTTTTCGCCTATAAAACTATATTATGGCGAAAATTATAGATGAACCCGTTCTATTACGTCATGACATAATAGACGGTAAAGAAGTCCCTGTATATAGTGCTAAAGTAGAAACAACAGTTACTAACATTAAGACAGGGCAAGAGTATAATTCACATGAGGAGTGTCAGGCAGATATTGACAATCCAGAAACAGAAACAACAGAGGCGGACATTAGAAGAGATGTCAATGTAATAGCACCTAACTTGTTTAGTGGTGCAGCTACAGGCGAGGAGTAAAATGTTTAAAAAGATTCTACCCGCAGTAACAGGAGCGATAGGTTTTGCAGTTGCAGGGCCAGTTGGTGCTTCTATTGGTGCAGGTTTAGGATCAGCTATCAGAGGAGACAATCCCGCAAACATCGCAACATCTGCTTTGATGGGTTATGGTTTAGGAGCCTTGGGAGGTAGCATGGGATTAGTCGGTGGTCAAGGATTAGGCGCTCTGGGATCTAGTGCGAAAGCTGCGGTTGGTTTAGGTCAAGGTGCTAGCGCAGGAGTTGGAGGATCTTCTGCTTTTGCTAGACCAGCTTTAGGTCAAGCTGCAAAAGATGCAGTTGCAAGAGAAGCAGCTAGTCAAGGACTTCTATCTCAAGCAGGACAATTTATTAAAAACAATCCATTGACTGCAGGCGCTCTAGGATTAGGAGCAGTTGGAGCACTAAGCGCTATGGAAGATGAAGAAGAAGGAGTAGCCATACCTGATCCAGTAGAACCAGGTAGTATCGCCCCTTTAGACGCTAGTCAACCAGGTGTAAGTTTTTTTAATCCTGCAACAGGATCATATGGTGCGGCGGCACCGACATATAGAAGTTTAAAAGACGGAGGTTTTCCTAGAAAGACAGGGCAGATCTCTGGCCCCGGCACAGAAAAATCAGATGACATCCCTGCTATGTTAAGTGATGGTGAGTTTGTGATGACTGCAAAAGCAGTTAGAGGATTAGGTGCATTGAATGGTGCAAAAAAAGGTGATAAGTTAGAACAGCGTCGTAGGGGTGCAAAACAAATGTACGACATGATGGATAAATTTGAAAGCAAGGTAGCATAATGGTAGATCAAGTTTTAATGCAAAGACAAGCACCGTTCATAGAAGATAGAGCGGAGCAGTTATTAGCAACCACTTTTGGTATTCCCTTAGCGCCTGGAGAAACTCCTCCACCTAAATTACCAGGTGAAACAGATGAAGAATATTTATTAAGAATTAGAGGATTAGCAGGTATACCTCAGACTGTCCCTGCTCAACAGATTGCACCTTTAACTCAAGCACAAGAAACGGCAGTCGCAAAAGCGCAAGAGGGTTTAGGTGCTTATCAACCATTTTTAGATGCCGCATCGACAACAGTTGGTGCAGGACTAGGTGCCATCGGTGCAGGAGTTCAAACACTAGATCCATCTCAGATATCTACATTTATGAATCCCTTCTCTCAACAAGTTACACAACAAGCGTTGGCTGAACTTGATAGACAGGCAGCTATTCAAGGACAACGAACCGCTGCCGAAGCCGTAGCAGCAGGAGCTTTTGGTGGTTCGAGATTCGGTGTTCGTGAAGCAGAAGAGGCTAGAAACTTAGCACAGGTAAAATCGCAAAGAATTTTTGAAGACTTATCACGAAACTTTTTACAAGCACAACAGGCACAGCAAAGAACAGCACAACAATTAGGACAACTCGGAGTGCAAACATTACAAGCAGGTCAAGCACAAGTTGGATTGGGAGAGGCAGGACAAAGATTAGGCGGAGTTGACATTAACAGATTATTAAGTGTTGGTGGAGTTCAACAACAACAACAACAAAATATTTTAGAAGCTGCTAGAAGAACAGAGCTAGCTAGACAACAAGAGCCTTTTAGAAGAGTAGGATTTGCATCTGATGTTTTACGAGGTGTGCCTTCTTCACAAGTTCAGTTCACACAACAACCTGCTCCGTCTTTATTTCAACAAGTTGCAGGTTTAGGTATTGCAGGTCTTAGTACCTTAGGTGCCTTAGGAGGAACGGGCGGTATCAGCTCGTTATTAGGAACAGCATAATGGCCATATTAGATAGACCCCTTTTTCAACGACGACCGACCATGGACCAACTACGCATGTATGGTTTACCTGCGTTTGCTAATGGTGGAGTAGTTCAACGATTTCAAAATGGTGGTCAAGCTGGGGACATAATTAAAACAGAATTTATCGAAAGAGATGGCGATATAATTAAAAGAACAACTAAGTTAGTTAAACAAGCTAAAACAGGTAAATTAATTGAAAGAGTTTTTGAAGAGGTAGTTGAACCTGGAACACAAACACAAGTAAGTAAAAATCCTAGAGATCCTCAAAAGGATAAGGAGGAAAAAGTTGGTGGACAAAGTCCCCTTAGATTAGCGTCCGAAATGGAAGAAGGTGCAGAAAAATTAGCGGAAACTGCTAGACCATCTGAGGCGATTGTGTCTGACACAGTAGACAGAAGGCAAGAGGAGTTAGCAGACTCTGGTTTTGCGGCTTCAGGGGATGAACGAAATAAATTAACAGAACTAGAAAATTTAGTGAAAGAAAGATCTGAAT